CGCGAACGCCGTTCGCAGCCTCAGCCTCCCCGGCGATGGCATGAGCGTCAACATCTCGCGCGTGACCACGGCCACGACCGCCACGGTCCAGGCGGCCGAGGGCGACGCAGCCAGCGACACCACCCTCGACGACACTCTCCTCACGATGAACGTGTTCACCGTTTCGTCGGCCCAGGTGCTCAGCCTCCAGGCCCTCGAGCGTGGCTCGAACGTCGACGAGGTGCTCGTCGAGGATATGGCGTCCAGCTACGCGACCACCCTCGACAACATGCTCATCAACGGCTCCGGCTCGTCCGGTCAGCCGACCGGCGTGCTCAACACCTCCGGAATCGACGACATCGACGTCGACGACGCATCGCCGACCGCGGCGGAAACCTACGTTCAGATCATCAAGGCCATCGGAAACGTTCAGGCGAACTACTTCCAGGGCCCCGACCTGATCGTCATGCACCCCCGCCGAGCCGCGTACCTCGCCGGCGGCCTGGACTCGAGCAACCGCCCGATCTTCCAGCCGACCGTCACCACGGCGCAGAACGTCATCGGCACCGGTCAGTTCAGCGACTACGGAGCGCCCTCGTTCAGCGTCGCCGGCATCCCGGTTTTGGTCGACGGAAACATCCCGACCAACCTCGGCACCGGCACCAACGAGGACCGCATCATCGTCCTCAACTCCCGCGAGTTCCTCCTCTTCGAGGAGAACGGCGGAACGCCGCAGATGGTCCGGTATGACGCCAACATGGCGAACCTCCAGGCCTCGATGGTTATGTACGGTTACGCCGCCGCCGGCGTTCGTAACCCGAAGGCCGTTTCGGTCATCCAGGGCACGCTCCTCGCGGCGACCCTGTAATCCTCTGGGATAGAGGACGCCCCCGGCCGGTAGTAATTTCTCCAGCGGCCGGCCGGGGGCACCTCTTACAAGTCAGGAAGCGAAACGATGTCGACCCTTTGGGAAAAGCAAGCCGCTAGCCGCATCCAGAAGCCCGTAGAGGCTCCGGAGCCGGCTCGAGCACCTAAGACCACCGAAGAAGCTCCGAAGCCGAAGAAGGCCGCCAAGAAGGCCGCCAAGAAGCGTTAGCCGTGGCCTACACCACCATCGCGCTCGTCAAGAACTACCTCGGGATCGACGATTCGGTCACCGCCGAGGACACGGCGCTAACCGCCGCCGTCAATGCGGCCGAGGATTTGGTCGACGGTTACACCGGAACGACGTTCAACACCGTCACCGAAGCCCGAACGTTCATCCCGTTCAGCCGGTACGTCGTCAACGTCGACCAATTCAACACCACCGCCGGCCTCGTCGTAGAGCTCGATAGCTCAAACGATGGCTCCTTCGACACCACCCTCGACGCCGGCGATTATCAGGTCGAGCCGCTCAACGCCGGCCCCTACTACAAGCTCCGCCGGCTCAACGGCGTTTTTCCGGTGTTTACGAATGACCGGGCGACGGTCCAGGTAACGGCCGCCTACGGCGTCCGGGGCACCGAAGGCGTTCCCTATGGCGTTCAGCAGGCGGCGTTGATTCTCGCCGCTCGACTGTTCCAAAGGAAGGCGTCCCCCCTCGGGTATGAGGCCGGATGGGCGGATTGGGGCCCGATGCGAATCTCGAGGACCGATCCCGACGTTTCGGCCCTGCTCCAGCAATACAAAAAGATCGGCGTCGCCTAGTGGCCGACTACGGCGCGATCCGCCAAGGGCTCGCCGACGCCCTGGACACGATCCCGACGTTCCTCACGGTCTACGCCTCGACCCCCTCGAGGATCACACCGCCGTCGGCGATCGTTCTCCCCGGCCGGCCCGTCGCCGACTATCACCGGAGTATGGAGGGCACCGCCGGGGCTCTCACCCGCTACAACTTCGAAATCATCGCCGCTACTCAGCAAATGGCCGAGGTTTACAATCAAGAGAAGCTCGACGCCCTTGTTTCCGGTACCGGCTCGATTCCGGCCGTGCTCGAGGCCGACCCGACCCTCGGCGGCGAATGTCTCACGCTCCAGGTATCAGCGGCCACCGATTACGGTCTGCTAACCTTCGCCGATAGCACCTTCGTCGGTGTCCGCTTTTCCGTGGAGGTATTTAGCCGATGACAACGTACAAAGTTCTCAGCGACCGGCTCGCCGGCCGCGAGAAGGGCTCGAAGGTCACCGCCGACGAGCTCGCCGGCGTCAATATCGACGCACTCATCAAGGGCGGCCACCTGGCCGAACAGAAAGCAAACAAAGCCGCGAAGTCGGCAGAAAGCGAAGAGGGTTAGGCCATGCCCTACATGAACAACGACCTCGCGATCACCGTGAATTCGGTCGATATCAGCTCGTTCGTCGTTAGCGGGAGCTGGAGCGAGCAATTCGAGGAGCTCGACACGACAGCTATGGGCGACTCCCGCCGAACGATGATCGGCGGCCTCGGCTCCGGCTCGATCAGCCTCGAGCTACACCAATCATTCGCCGCGTCCGAAACGTACGTCACCCTCGACGATTTGAAGGGCACCGTCACCACCGTCGAATTCACCCCGGTCGGCTCCGACGCCGTCGCAGCGACCAACCCGAAAAAGTCGGTTTCCGTGCTCGTGACCGAGCTCCCGTTTGTGGACGGCGCGGTCGGCGACCTCTCGACCATTTCCGTCACCTGGCCGATGACCGGCGACGTCACCACCTCGACAAGCTGACATGATCGACCTCGCCATTACTGTCACGCTGGAGGGCGAAACCGAACCGTTCACGGCTCGGCCGAACACCGGCACGCTCCTCGCGATGGAAGAGCACTACGGCGCAAAGATCGAATCGGCTATCGCCGCCATTCAAACGATGCGCCTCGAATACATCACGTTTCTCGCCTGGGAATGTCAACGGCGCGCCGGCCAAACCGTGCCACCGTTCGAACAGTACCGGCGGAAGGTGGTCGATATTGAATTCGAAAACAATTCCGAAGCCCCTTTAGCCGTCGAGGAGCCGCCTACACCGTAGCGGTGCTAGCCCTGGAGACAGGGCAACCGATCAGCGAGCTCCTCGAGGCCCCGATCCCGATCATCCGAGCGCTCTACGCCGTTCTCGCCGAACGCCGCAAAGCTCAGGAGAAAGCGAACCGACGCCGCCGATGAGCAACGAAATACGGATCGAAGGCGCTCGCGAGCTCCGGCGCAAATTCCGACAGGCCGAGGAAGACGTCACCCAGCTCAAAGACCTTCACCAAAGGCTCGCCGAGGACGTCGCCGGCACGGCCAAAACGAAAGTTCCGCAGCGAACCGGCCGGCTCAAAAACACGATCAAACCGAAAGCGTTCTCGTCGAAGGCTCGGGTCGAGGCCGGCAACCGGTCGAAAGCTCGCCGAACCGGCGTGCCATACGCCGGCCGGACGCATTTCGGCTGGGCGGCGGTCGGTCAACGTCCTCAACCGTTCCTCTATGAGGCCCTCGACGTCAGGAGGGACGCCGTCGTTGAGCAATACAACGCCGAGATCAAAGCCCTCGTGAACCGCATCTTCTAAAGTTCTGCCATGCCCGCGAATACGTCCGTCATCAACGTCGCGATTCTCTCCGATACCGAAAAGTTTCGGAAGGGAATGCAGAAGGCGACGACCTCCGTTTCGGACTTCTCGAAGAAAGCCGGCGCAGCGTTCGCCGGCGTTGTCGGCGCTGGAGCCGCTCTCGGCCTCTCTGTCGCTCGCGACATGGAAACGATGCGGAACAACATCATCCAGGGAACCGGAGCCTCAGGCGACGCCCTGGACGCCCTCGTCGAGAACGCTCGGCAGGTCGCGATGGACGTCCCGCAAAGTTTCGACGAGGTATCGGGCGCGCTCGCCGACGTGAACACCGCTTTCGGTCTCACCGGCTCCGAGCTCGAAGCACAAACCGAGCTTTTCCTCAACTTCTCGAGGGCGGCCGGCGTCGACGCATCCTCGGCTATTTCGCAGGTCGACGCCGCTCTCACCCAATTCGGACAGGACGCCGGCGACGCCGACGAGGCCCTCGGCGACCTTCTCCGGATCGCTCAGGCGACCGGCCGGCCGATGGAAACCCTCCTCGGGAACGTCCGCACCTTCGGCCCGGTGTTCGCAAATATGGGGTTCAGCCTCGAGGAAACTACGGCGCTTATGGGGCAGCTCGCCCAGGGCGGCGTCGACGTCACCCGCATCGCTCCCGGCCTGAACGCATTCAGCCGCAATATCGCCGAGCTCGGCGGAGACCCGCGACAAGCGCTCGAGGACACCGTCGCCGCGATCCAGGCGGCCGCCACCGATACCGAAGCGCTCAACCTCGCGACCGAAGCGTTCGGGGCCGAAGGCGCGCAACGGCTTAGCTCAGCTATTCGAACCGGGAACCTCGACCTCGAGAATTTCTCCGGGCTCCTCGGCGAAGGTGCCGGCGCAGTCGACGAACAAGCCGACGCGATGCTCACCCTCCAGGACCGAATCAACATCTTAAAAAACCGGGCTTTCGGCCGGCTCATGCCGATCGTCGAAAAGGTCACCGAGCTCGCCGAAGACCTCGCGACGGCGTTCTCCGAGGATGGTCTCGCCGGAGCCGCCGACCTTCTCCGCCAAAAGCTCCGACCGGTCACCGATTGGATGGAACGAAACAAGCCGATCATGGCGGCCGTCGCCGTCGTTATCGGCACCGTTCTCGCCGGCGCGGTTTACTCTCTCGTCGCCGCGATCGCCGCTCTACTGTCGCCGGTGGTGCTCGTCGTCGCCGCTATCGCCGCCCTCGCCGCCGGTGTTGTCTGGGCATACGAAAACGTC